GATTTGAGGTTTTTACAGCCGTCAGTGACATTGATGCCTATCACTTAGCAATGGACTTTTGCAAGAGCGAGGTTACCTTACTTGAGCTTCAACAGCTCAATGATAAGTATGAGCCGGTCCGCTGGGTAGACCTTCAAAAGCTTATTTCTGATAATGACCTCTTTGACACTCTGGAAATTGAGGTCTCTAAAAACGGAATGACCGACATTCAGGTGCAAAACCTTATGAAGCTGGCGGAGAGCAAGCGCAGCCTGCTTGCCAAGGCCCTCGGCAGACCGCTTGAGATTAAAGACTCCGGTGAATCGCTTCTTTTTGAGTTTCCATACGACAATGACACTCAAGCTGGTAATATCTACGCACAGTTCGCAACTGCACTGATAAGGTTCGCCATAAAGCAGCAGAGGATTAATGCAACGGGGCATAAAAGCTCAAACGATAAGTTTTCACTCAGGACATTTCTCGTCAGGCTCGGGATGAATGGCAAGGAGTACGCCGCGGCAAGGAAATACCTGCTTCGCAACCTACCCGGCTCCAGCGCTTATGCAAAGGCGGAGGGATAATAACTATGATGTTGATAGTAAATGAGTCCAAGAAACAGCCCATAGCATATTTTGTGGATCGTCCTTCCCGGATTGACGACTTAGTTCCCCCTCCGCCTTGGGCCGAGCCCCACCCATTTAAAGTCACAGTTACGATTGAGCTTTCCCGGATTGACTACGAAAATTTTTCTACTGACCTGAATGCTGACCGTCCCTTTTTATATGAGCACATGAATGACAGTTACATTGCCAACGGTGTTTGGCACTGCATACTTGTACGGCAGAAAGACCGTTCTGATGGGGTACTGGTAAGGACAAGCGGAAGAGACTATCCCACATGGGCTGCGTATTTGCCGTTGACAGGCATTTAAAAACATAAACCCATTATCAACAATAAATGAGCCTCTTCGGAGGCTCGTTGCTTATTAAGACAAAAATCTATTTACGAAAAGCAAGGGAGGATAAGTTTCATGGCTGCTGCTAATTCCGTAAAAATAAACCTAAACGAACAAGCTAATAAAATACTTGAGGCTGCGCAGAAGAGCGGGCTGGAACAAAACTTCCTGTTTGTTACCACTTTCAAGCGGTATCAGGTGCAGCTGAAAATGTTATCTGATTTGGAACGGGAGATGAACGAGTCCGGTATCTTAATTACGAAGGAATACGTAAAGGGCCGGCAGAATTTATACTCACACCCCGCAGTCAACAGTTATAACAAAACGGCTGACAGCGCCAACCGAACGGCTTCTACACTAATGCGCATCATCACATCGCTGAAGGATGTGAGTTTAAATGTCGATTACGGGGATGATGACCTGTGAGATAAACAATCATATTTTACGATATCTCCGAATGGTTGAAACCGGCGAAATAGAGGCTTGCAACGACCAGCAGCAGCTGGCTGCTTATATACGCCGCTGTTTTGCTAACGAGGACATATACACCGATAACGAGCAGTTGGAGAAATACCTGGGCCTTGCCAGATACTTTCCTTTTGAACGCCTCTTTGAATGGGAGGCGTTTTGTATTGCTCTGCACCTGTGCACCTTCTGGCGGGACACCGGACGGCCCCGTTGGCCTGACCTTCTCTTGCTAATTGGCAGAGGTGCAGGTAAAGACGGCTTCATTGCCATGGAGTCCTTATGCCTCATTTCTCCTTACCACCAAATCCGAGCCTATGATGTGGACATCTGTGCCACTGCCGAGGATGTGGCCATGCGCCCCGTCAACGATATTCTGGAGCTTCTGGATAACGCTAAATACCGGGCAAAGATGAAAAAGCACTTCGAGTGGACTAAAGAAAAAATAACAGGGCTTAAGTACCACGGTACCATACGGGGTCGCACAAATAACCCGAAGTCTAAGGACGGCATGCGCTCTGGTATCGTTGTCTTTAACGAAGTCCACCAGTATGAGAACTATAAAAACATAAAGGTTTTTATTACCGGACTGGGTAAGAAGCCGCATCCCCGGCGGCTGTATGCTACCACCAACGGTGATGTGCGTGACGGACCCTTGGACGACCTGCTGCGGCAGGCTGAGCAGATTTTAAACGGTGATATCGGAGACAACGGACTGCTGCCCTTTATCTGCCGCCTGGATAGTAAAGAAGAAGCAGACGACCCGTCTAAATGGGTAAAGGCAAATCCGTCCCTTCCGTATCTCCCTGACCTGAGAGAAACCATCGGGAAGGAATATATAGACTGGAAGAACAATCCCGTAGCCAACGCCGACTTTATGACCAAGCGCATGAACCGGCCTCAGAGTGATACGGAAATAGTGGTTACGGATTGGGAAAACATTATAGCCACAAACCGGGAGCTGCCTGATCTGACCGGCTGTGCCTGCACCTGTGGTATAGACTACGCCAGTGTTTCAGACTTTGCATCTGTTAACCTCCATTTTCGGAAAGGAGACCTTCGCTATGACATAAACCATTCCTGGCTATGCCTGAAGTCCAAAGACTTATGGCGCTTAACAGTACCCTGGCGGGAATGGGCGGATGCCGGATATATAACCTTGGTTGATGATGTGGAGATACACCCTGATCTGCTCTGTGAGTGGATTATAGAACAGGCAAAGAAATACCAGATAAAAAGGCTGGCTCTGGACCACCACAGATATGCTCTTGTTTCAAAGAGCCTCAGGAAGATCGGCTTCGACGCTCCGGACTATAAAAACATTAAGCTGGTGAGGCCCTCGGATATTATGATAGTCCATCCTGTGATAGAGAGTATCTTCAATAACCATAATTTTGTCTGGGGAGATTACCCGGTTCTTCGCTGGGCTACGAACAACACTAAACTGGTACGATCCAGCCGTGCCGCCGGTTCTGATACCGGTAACTTCTATTATGCAAAAATCGAGGCTAAGAGCAGGAAGACAGACCCGTTTATGGCGCTTGTTCACTCGGTTGTAATAGAAGATGAACTGGGCACCGGCGAGTCTGTGTTTGATGATTTGCCCGTTATCGTCTGCTAAAGGAGGTGGTTTTAATTAGTTTCATAACATGGCTGAAATCTCTGTTCGGCAGCTCTCCGGTGCCACTGTCCGGTGCCGATCTGTCTGTCTATGCGGAAGAATATGCCGCAACAGTTGGTGATATATACTTTCGTGAAATGGCATTCTGGTCTGCAACAAACCTGATTTCAAATGCGGTATCAAAATGCGAGTTTAAGACCTTCATGGGAGGCAAAGAGATAAAGGGCCGTGAATACTACCTCTGGAATATCGAGCCGAACAGAAATCAAAACTCAAGCGCCTTTATTCACAAGTGGATATCCCAGTTGTGCCGAAAGAATGAGGCTTTGATTATCGAGCAGAATGGACAGCTATTAGTGGCTGACAGCTTCACACGCACACCCTACGCCCTCTATGACGACCTGTTTACACAGGTTACCATAGGGGATTTTACATTTAACCGCTCCTTCAGCCAGTCGGAGGTGCTGTACTTTAAGCTGTCGGAATGCGATATGCGTAAGGTCACCAACGCCCTATACAACAGCTACTCCAAGCTTATCGAGTACAGCATGAAGGCCTACCAGCGCAGCCGGGGGACTAAGGTAAAATTTAAATATGATACCCTCCCCGTTGCAGGTACAGAGGAACGCAGGATTTTTGATAACCTAATCAATGAGAAAATAGGAAAATGGCTGACCGGAGATAACGCGGCCCTCCCTCTTGGCAGAGGTCAGGATGTTACTGAATTAACGCAGAAAACGTATTCTTCGGAAAGCACCCGAGATATACGTGCCCAGATAGATGATATATCAGACTTCACAGCCAAAGCCTTCGGTATCCCTCCGGCGCTCCTACGAGGTGATGTGCAGGGCACAAAGGATGCCTTTGATAATTTCCTGACCTTCTGTATTGATCCATTAACGGACATGCTTTCGGAGGAGATCAACCGGAAGCGGAACGGCTACAGCGGCTTTTCGGCTGGTAACTATTTAAAGATTGACACAAAACAGATACGACATGTGGATGTTTTGTCAGTTAGCACAGCTGTTGATAAGCTGATCGGTTCCGGCGCTTTCTGCGTTAACGATATACGCGAGCTCTGCGGTGAGTCGATAATTGACGAGCCCTGGGCGAACACGCACTATATAACTAAGAATTATATGCCATTTACAGAGGCGCTGGCTGTGTAATAATAACAGTTAAGTTAGAGTAAACAAGGGCTTCCAGGCATTGTGGAAGTCCTCGCTTCTTTCATAGAAAATGATAAATCTCAGCGCTTATACCAGCCAATCACTTCTCCGCTCTGAGGAATGTGACCTGACATGGCCTTCATCAAATCGGCTTTTCTTACCGTTGCAGGGTTGTCATTCGTAACAGGTGCAAGTAACATCAACAACGAATAAATCATAAGGAGATTAGCGAATAAATGGATACTATCCGAGCTTCTGCGTCTCTTCTTAGATTTGATAAAACTATGCTCTTTGCACTCTTTTTGGCACCTCACCCCGATCAGCTGGCAAAATAATGATGGGTCACAGAGGATCCCTTATTTATTTTCACACAATATGATTAACACATCCTGTTCAGTAATGAGCATGTCGGGTCGTACAGGCATTATCAGCTTGTCGTCACGGCGTATTGCAAGTATGGTCATATGATGCTTACGCCGGATGTCCGCTTGTTGAACAGTCTTGTTGAGCCATACTTCCATGGGGCGCATTTCGGTAATAGTGTAGCCGCTGGATTCCTCCAAAACATCCATGATGTTGGAGCCGGATAACCTGCGCGCCAGCTTTGCGCCCATTTCGCGCTCCGGCAAAACTACCTCATTGATACCGATGCTTTTGAGGATAGTCTTTTGCCGGTTGTTTCGCGCCTTGACAATAATATGACGGACGCCCTGTTCTTTGGCAATCATTGCTGCAGTCAGTGAGGCCTCGAAATCCTCCCCTATGGCGAGAATGACCACATCAAAATTGCCAAGCCCTAACTTTTCTAATGCATGTTCGTCTGTGATATCTATCT